TGCGTCACATCAACGCGATCCTCGCTGAGTACTTTGGCAAGCCGCGTAAGACGACCATCATGGGTCGGCACGTCGGCAAGGCCTACGATGTGCCGCGAGGGTTCAGGACCGAGCGACGTAAGCCGCTGTGCCTGACCCTGTGGCCGGAGTGGGACGAGGGGCAGCTAGACCGTGAAGCGGTCTGACCCCGGCTACGCGCGCTGGAAGGCAGTCGAGCGTCAGCGCATCTGGAGAATCCAGAACGAGGCGAACCCAATCGTTGCGCTCCCGCTCAGTGAGCGTGTCATGCCTGCGACGTTCGGGCTCGAAGAAGCGTACTGGCATCCGCTCGCTTGCGAGTGTGCTCAGTGTCAAGGAGCCGTCCCCAAGGCTATGAAGCAGCTCAGACTCGCAGAGTCGCCGATACCAGCTGCTGTCAAAGCACAAGGTTCGAATCTTCCACAACTTCCTCGTCTGGTTTTGCGCCGCCTTCAAGACGTAGCAGAATCAGTTCAGTCGAGGGAAGAGACAGCGAAGTAACAGCGTCGAGCACGACCTTGGCCGCAAGCCGGGAGCGAGGGCTGTTGCTGCGAGCGTAGATGCTGGCGACTGTCGCGAGCCGCTGCATCCACAGCCACTCGAACCGCGAGTCGTCGGTGTCGCAGTGGTCGTCAGGAATCTCCGACCTCAGTTTGCGCTGGAACGGTACGACGTCAGTCATTGGGTACCTCCGGTTCCGGTGTCACGATGCCTTTGGTGAGGTCAACGAGCTTGACGCCCACGGCATTCTTGGTGGCAGGAGCGGTGCCGGTGCGCCGGACGCCGGTCGTCCTGTTCAGGATGATACGCTGAGCTCGGATTGCCTGGTTCATGGCACCCTTGGAGCGGTCAGGGTTGTTGGCGATGTCGAACAGGTTGCGAGCGATGAGCTCCCAGACCGGCATGTCGAGTCGCGGCGTGTCCGGCCAGTCCGGGTTGTCGTCGACGTATAGCAGAGCCTTACGGACAGTGACGTGCTTGGCAAGCTTAGCCAAAGTAGAACCTCCCACGTTCTCTAATTGCGCGGCGGACTAGACGCTGACGAAGTGCACGCATTTGGTCCCACTTCTGAGGACCACAGAAAGCGCGAACATGGCAGCTATAAAAGTAATACTCGAGTTTCCACGCTCGCTTGATTGCTTTGCGGTACGTCCAGTTCGTGAAGCGCATCAGTAATACCCCGAGTAATCTTCTTCGTAATTGCTGGTACGTGATCCAACGTTACTGCTGACGAGTGTTCCGAAGAACGCAATCTCCTTAGTGGCCTGAACCACGTAGCGGAGTGCGTCCATCATGTGCGAGTACTTGTTGTGAACAGGATACGGGCTGTACTCGCCGGTGGACTCGTTGTAGGAGTACTTATAGTTCTCCATACAGTCGAGAACACGGTCGCAGTTGGGACGAGTCGTGCTGTTGTTCTCGTCGTCCTGTAGACCGTTGATGAACGTGTTGTACATCTGGAGCCGGACGCTCTGCACCATCGTGATGACGTCAGCGGCATCAGTGTTGGGCAGGCCCTTGACGGTCCAGATGTTCGTACCCTTGGCGAGCACATAGACGTTGGGGAAACGCTCGCGCATGAGGTCAGCGGCAGTCGTGTTGATTGCCGCAACGTGGTGGTCACCATCCCACGGTAGAATGATCTGTTGGAGCTGACCGAACCAGGGACGACGAGCAAGTTCATCGACATACTCAGGCAGTGCCTTGCCGTGGCCTTCGCCACAGTCGATGAGGTAGAGCTTCTTGCTCGATGCGTCCCACTGGAAGGCAATCCAGGCGGTAGCATCGGAGTGCTTGCCCGCTGAGCCGATGTCAAAGGCAACGTAGACAGGACGCTCGCGGAAGTAGTTGAATGAAGAGTGACGTTTCTCGGCCTTGAGCTGCATGAGCGCTTCACCATAAACGGCAGAGGCGTCCATCTCTTCGAAGGAGCAGTGATACTCCTGGGCGAACATACGGATGTTGCCGAAGCGACGGCGGTAACTTTCCTCAATGACCTCAAGCTGTGCCTGAGTTAACAGGGGCGCAGCTCCTGCGTTGCGCATGATTGCGTTCAGATCATCAATCCCACGGATGATGATCTGAGCATCAGATCGATTCTTGACAGATTCCATGAGCTGCCACAGGCTGTTGTTGCGCTTGCCACGAGGAGTGGCGGCAACCATCAGGCGCTTGTGACCGTTTTCGGAGTCGATGATCGGTTGAAGGCGCGGGATCGGGTCTTCCTTGTTGAACAGGCTGAGCTCAGTGAACGAGTAGTCGTCGAACGACGTACCAACACCGTTCTGGCCTTTGCCAGTCTGGAAGTAGCCCATCACCTTGAGGATGGACTTGTTCTTAAACCGGCCTTCCATGACCGTGTCTTTCCAGCTGACTTCAGACTTCGGGACGTTGTCCTGAAGCATCTGGTACTGCTGGCCGGTCACAGGATCGTTGTAGGACTTATCCCACAAGATGTTGCGGATGGACGGGTTATCGGTGCCGATGTAGACACCGGTGGTCTTTGGTCGAGCGAGCCGTGCATGCACGGTCTCCATCGACATGCCTGTGTCCTTGCCCGACTGCCGAGACATGACTGCAATACCATAGCGCATGCGTTGCCACATCTGGTGCAGCTCGGCCTGATAAGGTCGAGGCACGTAGTGCAGTGGGAATTTCACTTGAGTCCAATCATGTGATGAGCGGGCGGGACTGGGGGCTCCCGCCCGCTCTGCTTGTTAGCCCTGGCCCTGCACCTTGTGCAGGAACGAGGCACGCTCGGTCGCGGCATTGAGCGCCTGGCGGACCTGAGTCCACTCGACGCCGTCGTCTGCGATCTCGTCGATTGCCTCATTCAGCTGGGCGACCGCCTGCTTCAGCGAGACCTTGGGCGCTTCGGCTTCCTCGGCGGCTTCGTCCGCTTTGGTTGCCGATTCGTCCTTGGCGTCGGTTGCGGGTGTCGCCTTGGCATCCGGCTTGTCCTCGGTCTTCGGCTTGGTATCTGCCACTTGCTTCTCCTTTGTGGGTTAGAGGATCAGGTTCGACGGCATGCCCATGGCGTTGAGGAAGACCGAGTAGTCGTCGCTCTCGTCGCCAACCATGCCAGTCTTGGACTGGATACCCGCCTGAGGACCGGCGTCAGTGGTGAACTGACCGCTCTCGGTTCGGGGCTGGTTGGCAGCATTCTGTCGCTGCTGATCCGATCGAGCAGCGCCTCCATTTGCGCCTGCCCGAGACTTGGCGAGGTCCGCACGGACCGCGTTGATGATCGGCTGCATGTTGGCGTGGAAGCCAATCACACGATCTCCGACCTTGTAGATGTAGTTCTGGCCGATCTCCATCACACGGGTCGCGAGCTCGCGGTCGAACTGGTTCCCGCCAGGGATCAGGTCGGGGTTGTTCTGGAACAGCATGACGCTGTCCTGGACGACCGACATGACCGGTGCAACGTCACGCTGACGCTGCTGGACGAACCGGTCGACCTCTTTTTCCATGAGCTGCTTCGTGGCTTCCTGCCAGTCGCGAGCTTCACTGGAGTCGCGGAGCAGGATATCCGGCTGACCCTGGATGGGGTTCGGAACCTTGCGACCAGCGAGCAGGTACGGGTGCATCTCGAGTGCTTCGAAGTACTCGGGATTCGCCGTCTTGCGGAACTCTTCCCAGCCCTGAGACTCGAACGCAGTCTTCAGGTTGCTTTCGATTGACTCTCCGACGGTGCCGAGCTCGGCAACGACGGCGAGGGAGTCGAGAGACCCTCCGCCAGCCACAGTCCCAGACTGCTGCCCTGCTGCTGCATCTGCAGCGACGGACTGCTGGGCATTGGAAGCAGGCTGCTGAACTGTTCCAGCTCCGGCTTCGGGCTGAGTTCCTCCAGCCTGTGCAGCAGCATCTGTGCCTGCTGTTCCTGCTCCTTCTCCAGCAGGAGCAGATGCCGCATCTCCTGCTGCATCAGAGCCTGCCGACGCCGCGTCTTCTCCAGCGCCTTCCTGGTCTTCGTCAGAGAAGACTTCGCCCCAGACCGCCGCAAAGTCTGGATCCATGCCACCATCCAGGAAGGAGTTCTTAGGGGCTGGACCTGTCTCCCCGTTGCCGAGGATTTCTGTGTTGGCATCACTCACCGCTCAGCTCCCTGATCTTGCCCATCATGTAGACGGTCTCGTCGGCGGTGATGGCGAACTCCGGGTTGTCGAAGTCGGCGAGGAACTCGAACTTCTGGATCATGCCGTCCGGACCGAGCGTGATGTACGTCATGTCCGCCGCGACGCAGTGGAAGACGGCCTTGCGCCGGTCGTTGAACTTATACCCGGCGTACTCCTTGTGCATCAGGTTGTTGCGCACGGTCCAGAGGATCATGAGCTCAATGTACGCCTTGCGGTGCAGGCGCCAGTCGTCAACGTTTTCCGTGAACAGCTTCTCCTGCTTCTTCGGATACGTTGACTCCAGGTCGTCGATCAGAGACTGCAGGATGCGCTTGCGGAACGAGAGGTACATCTCGAGGTCCACGTAACGCAGGTGCGGCCACGCCTTGAGGATCGAATCAGCAACCTCGACGGTCATCTCGCCTTCGGTCGCCTTGAGCGACTGGCCCAGCTGCTCGCGGAAGATCTCGAAGAACGTGTTGTCGTACTGCTTGAGTGCCGCCTTGCGCTGGGCTTCGGCGAACATCTCAGCCATCTCCTCGTCGGACTCGAAGGCCGACGGGTCGAAGGGCGTGGGCTCGTCAACCTCAAGGGTCGGGTCGGCGGCCAGGGCTTCCTCGGTTGCGGTGGACTCATTCATCGCTGCAGGCTCCTTCCAAAGAACTGCTCTCGGTATTCCTTCTCCATCGTGTCGCGGACGGACGTGATGTCGAAGCACAGGTCGATGTCGACGTAGATCGTCGTGATCGAGGACGGGATCTGCATCAGCCCGCCATAGAAGCGAACGACCTCGTCGTAGTCGAAGGCTCGCTTGTTGCCGTACTGGTGAATCTTGAACGGCATGCGCGGGTCAACGTAGATGCCGACCTGCGACGTGGGCATGGAGATCTTGATCTCGATCTCATGCTGCTCGTCACCGGCGACTTCGAAGGTCTCGTCGATACCGCCGTCGGGCCGGTACGTGTGGACCTCTTCGATGTTGCTGGTGACGGTCTTGACCTTGCGGCGCATCCGCTTCTGCGGGATTGCAGGCTTCATGACCTCGTCACGGAACCAGACCATGCCTCGGCTGTCGATACGGAGGATGTCGTTGGGTCCGTGCGTGTTGAAGGTCAGACCGGCACGATCTGCCTTGCGGTCGTTGAACGGGACGCCGAGAGCAACCGCGAGGGCTTGAGGTCCACGCTCACGGATGAACGCACCCCACTGGTCACGGGGCACGGCGTACTCGCCACGTGCCCCTCTCTCGCCCAGTTCTGGCCGGGCGATCCCACCGGACTCCGCCAGGCCAGCGGGGTCCAGAGCGGCTGACCTCGCCTCGTTCAGCCGCACTTGCGCGGCCATTGCCGCCTGCACGCGCGGGTCGCTGAGGGCTTCGCTGACCCAGTCGGTGTACGTCTGCATGGGCTGACCGCTCTTGACACGATCACGCTGAGCCTCTGCGAACGCGTCCTGGTTCAGAGCAGGGTTGACGCCTTCGTTCGACTCGGCCTGTGCCAGAGACTCCGAGACCTCGACCGGCTCGTTGAGCTGTGCCAGGGCTGCAGCAGCGAGCGCGTCCAGGTCGTCATCATCCTCCGGCTCGGGAGCGTGCTCCACGTAGTCAGGGTTGAGGTACCGGTTGTGCAGCTGCTCCAGCTCTGCCTCAGTCCAGTACATGTACGTCTTCTCAGCAAGCTCAGGGATTTCCATCCCCATCTTCTGAGCACCCTGTAGCTCTCGATACAGAGTGGTCTTGCGCGGCAGATCAGCCACGTTTCCTCCCGGTTGCCGTTGGGGGCCATTGCGGCCCATCTACCGCAATTATACCCCGAGAGGCGCGCCGGGGCTAGAGAATGTAGCCGACCTGGCCTACAGCGTTTCCGCTACCGGTGACGTCGATTGTCGAGCTACCGGCATTACCGGCGACTCCACACGTTCCGCTCAGATCGTGCTCCCAGTACTGGGCGTTCTTCCAGATCGGGAAACCGATAGTCGTTCGAGGAATATTGAAGAAGAACGATCCTGCTGCTGTGATGTTGAAATCGAGGGTGACGCGGTTGCTGTACACCTTGACAGTGATCGTTCCAGTCGGAGAGCCAGTAGCTCCAGTCACCTGTGACGGAACGCTGACATTGTAGACTGTCGGGGTCTCAGCGCCTCCGAGCGTAGCGCCAGACAACAACGTGCCGATGTCATCGAGCAGCTGGCCTTCGGAAGTGTACGGTGGATACGTCGGTGTGCCGCCGTTCTTCAGCTTGTCGGCATAGTACTTCAGGTCAGTGAGGGCTTTGCCCTTGGTGGTGAACATGGGAGTCGTATCTCCTGTCAGTCGAGTGATCTCTTTGAGAAGACCGTAGTATTCTTCGCCGATATTGGTGAACGTCATTATGGCCTCGTGATCTTCATGGGTTCAGGAACCCCGTTGCGAGTGATGAGCGTGCCAGTCTCGACGCCACGGTAGGCGTTGCGCTGATACTCGAAGGTCTCGATCGAGCCACGCTCCGAGCCGATGTTGGCAGACAGCTGAAGCAGCATGAACTGCACGAAGTCGATTTGACCGTAGAACGGCCATGTCACAGCCGCGCCGCCTGCCGGGAGTGGGCCGTTGATCGAGTTGGCGTAGAACGTCCACTCGATCGCGTTCCGCTCAACTCGCAGGAAGTCCATCATGTCACCCAGGTCGTTGGTGGGAATGCCACCGTCCTGAGTCTGATGGGTTCTCTTGTGAATATCGAACTTGTGACCGTTCACGTCGTAGCCGCGGATGCCCCACTCCAGGCTACCGATGAAGTTGCCGACATGGATGTTGGCCTGCTTCACGAGACCAGCCACGTCATGCGCCTTGTTCGCACCGAGTGTATTGGTCTCCAGCTTCCACGGAATGTTCTTCTGCAGTGTGGCAGCACCGTTGGCGTACTCGTCATCGTACTCGTACTCGTCGAGGATGAAGATCGCATCGGGCTTCACGACTGCCATGAAGAGCTTGTCACCGATCTGGAGCTTCTTGAGCGCAATGCCCTGAACCAGCCAGCGACTCCAAACAGGGGAGTCACTGCTCGGGTCGAGGACCCAGACCTCGTTACCCATACAGTCAGACTGGAGGGCTTCGCCGTCGGGGTTGTTGACGATGTAGTACAGACGACCGTCGAACTGCGCCGAGACGATGTTCTCTTTCTTTGCAAGGAGCTGCCACTTGTTGGCGACATCGGTCGTCATTGTCTTGTGACTGATGTTGTAGTTCTGCGCCGTGCTCTTCATGAGCTCAGCACCGAGAGGATGGTACAGCGCGTTGTTCAGAACCTCTGCACCGTACGGACTGACCGTACCAGGTGTCGCTGTCGTTTCTTCGAAACCCATGATGACAGTCGTGTCTGTCTGTCCGCTGACTTCTGCCGGTGCCATGTAGTAGGCGGCATGCTGACCATTGAGCCCCTTACAGAGAATGACGATCGTGTCGGTAGACTGGGGATTCTGCCACAGCTGCACGTTCATGGGAACAAGCAGGTTACCTGTGGACAAGGTCTTCTGACCGCCGCCCTTAGAAGGCGACTGGTTGGTGTACTCACCGGGGATGTTCGAGGTCCAGGAGATGCGAGCCTGGTTTGCACCATCGTTGACGAGAACGAGCCGGTCACCGACAGCAAGGCCCTGACGTGCAGTCGGGCCACCGCTGTAGTTGACACGGTTGTTGGTGTTGGGAACAGGGACGATGTAGCTGTCAGCGATGGCTGCTGCCGTGTTGCTGATCCA